CCAGCGCGATGCGCGGGATTGGCGCGTCGAGCAACAGCCGCACGAAGTCAAGCGCTTCCGCCTGTTCTTCGCGCTTATCCTTGAACCAGCGCGCACCGGACACGGCAAGGTGCGTGCAGGGCGGGTGCGCAATCATCAAATCCCAGCCATCGGTCAGGATCATCGACACATCGCCTTGATGGTGCGGGCCGGGCGTTTCAGACGGGAGCAAGTCGCATGAAACTGCGTAATGCCCCCGCCGTGTGAATGCGTCGCGGACGGTGCCGCTAAACTCACAAGCGACTAGAACTCGCATGGTATTAGCCCCGCGTCAGCCATTGCATTCAAGCCAGCTTCATAATCTTCCTTACATGCGGCGTACACGTCGCGGCTGGCGCATAGGATAGCTTCAACCTGCAAAAATAGCGGGTCGGTCTGTTCTATGCAGCGGTCGGGCTCTCTAGCCTTATCGGCGCTTATTGTAAGGTGTTCAAGCTCTATATCGTATGGGCCGCCATCGTCTCCCGTGTCGCGGTCGCGGCCTTCCCATTTATAGGTGATGGTCGCAACGCCATAGGCGTATATCGCCATCCCCGGCCACGGCTGAAATTCATCCAGCTCATAGTCAATGTGATACGTCATGTGTTTCCCCGTATGATTGCAGTATTTCGAGTCTTTGGATCTGGCGGCGTATGCCGTCCGCCAGGCCATTGTCGCCTTCCCATTCCGCCTCGATCAGCGCGTCGCGCAAGTGTTTAAGCGCCTGCCAGATTGGTTGTGGTTCAGTAATAGCGGTCATTGCGCGTCGCATACCAGTTAGGAAGGTCGCGCTTTGCGCGCTTCAGCATGGCTTTATCCCATGTCGGGCGACGGAACGTCCCTTGTCTGCCGGCAAGCTATGCGATAACGCGTTAGCTTCCCACGCAACCAAATGGCCGGCATGATGCACGCCGGGTTTCTGCCATTGCTCATTTATTAACTCTTTAATCGTTTTCATTGTCTTGCTTCCTTGTGGATACGTTACAAAATAGGCGACGCCATTGCTAGCGCCGCCTGTGATTATGCGTATTCTTCGACCTTGTGGCGCGCCAATTCTGTCCAATTAACATCGGCAAGAAACGCGCGCGCCCAACCCCTAGCTATATGGTCTGGCAGCTCGTCAACCATTTCGAGTGCGTATTCTTTCATCGTCGTTTCTAGTTGCCACACGTCCGATGGTGTCTCGCCGCATATGTCGTCCGACGACATGCCGTCGAATATTTCGAGGTTGATCCGCCACGTCGCGTAGTTCGTCCAACCGTTATAAGTTTCGTTGCTCATGTTATCCTCCTACTGTGTGGATATGTTACAGATACACGCGGTTTTTTACAATACGGCTACCGGGAAAATATGCTTTGATCTCTTCCCGATAGAACGAGAACTGCCCGATCTCGTCGCCCGTGCTGGCGTAGATGTACCAAACCTTCACTTTAGAGTTCTTACGCGTCTTCATGTGATGTTCTCCTTTGTGGATATGTTATGAATACGCCAATTTGTGGATAGCGTCAAGAAGTTTTTTGCGGATCGTCGTCGATCGTCATGGAAACGTCGCGGGATAGGACGGGAAATGCTAATGTTATCAATTAGTCGTCATATCGTCATGATAGTTGCGGAAAAGGTTTTTAAATTATAGTTATATATATAGGCCGTTCGAGAGCGGCGCAAAAACCTCGTTCCAACCCTCCATCTTTGACGATATGACTTTTTGGCCCTTTTTTGGGGTATAACCTTTTGATATTAAAGGCCGTAATCGATCGTCATGGGATATGACGTTTTTTATCCACAATCGCCCCGTCATCGCTTCCGCGCCCCCTGGCGCAAACGATCTGCATGAGCCTGGATCGTCATGACGATCCGACGTTTTGCTGGCGCGTGTTCGAACCTTCCAAGTGCATGACGATCCGACGTTTGATTGTCAACTTAACGTAATGCTTTAAGTATACATTCATAATTGTAAACGTAATGTTATAACGTATCAGGTATGTAAACAGGGCGGGGGGGGCTGGGCCGAGGGATCTCCTTTAAGAAATACGCAGGCATTAAGAACAATTTTTTATTTTTTGTGCTGTGTTAGTAAACACGACGAACTTTTTTATTTTTTATTTTCATGCTAAAAGACTTTATGACGTTTGAATCTCTTCCATACGAGCCGCGCAAAATAGAAGCGACCGAGGCGGTGCTGGAGCGCATCTATCTCGCCGCCAAGAAAGGGCTGAAGGGCGACACGCTTGCCTACGCCGCTGGCATGACGCCGACCGAATACCGCAGGCTCGTGCAGTTCGACCCCATCGCGGAGTATGCTGAACAGAAGGGCCGCGCTGAGGGTGAGGCTGAAATGTCTGAGGTGCTGCATAAGGCGGCGCGTGAGGGAGACACCAAAGCGGCGCTCGACATCCTAAAACACGTGCATAAGTGGACGGCCCCGCAGTCGGTGCAGGTGCAGGTCGAGCAGCGTATATCTATCATAGCGGCGCTGGAAGAGGCGCAGCAGCGCGTGATCCAAGGGGAGTTAATAGATGCAGGTGCCGATCTACTCAGCGGACGAAGAACAGAAGCTGATGGCGACGCTATGGTCGGCGCAGGTGAAGAACGATCCGGTGGCGTTCGTGAGGATGGTGTTCCCGTGGGGGAAAGCGGGCACGCCGCTTGAGCATTTCACCGGCCCGCGCAAGTGGCAGTTGGAGGTGCTGATCGACCTGCGGGACCACATCAAAGCTAACAACGGGCGGTTAGACTTTGAGACGTTCCGACTGGCGATGTCGTCGGGCCGTGGTATCGGTAAGTCTGCCCTTGTGTCATGGCTTGTGATTTGGATGTTGACGACCCGCATCGGCGGGACGACCATCGTGTCGGCTAACTCAGAGGCGCAGCTCCGCAGCGTCACCTGGGCCGAAATCACTAAATGGCTGTCCATGTCGCTCAACAGCCATTGGTTCGAGGTAAGCGCTACTAGGGTGCTACCGGCCAAGTGGATCGCGGAGCTGGTCGAGCGTGATCTGAAGCTAGGCACGCGCTACTGGGGCGTCGAGGGGCGGCTGTGGTCGGCAGAGAACCCGGACAGTTACGCGGGCGTGCATAACTTCGCGGGCGTCATGCTGGTCTTCGACGAGGCCAGCGGTATCGACGACAGTATATGGGCGGTGGCCAGTGGCTTCTTTACAGAGAACACTCCTAATCGTTTTTGGCTTAGCTTTAGCAACCCCCGCCGAAACTCAGGATACTTCTACGAGTGCTTCAACAGTAAGCGCGACTTCTGGCGGACAAAGATTGTTGACGCAAGAAGCGTGGAGGGAACTGATAAGGCAGTCTATCAACAGATTATCGACGAATACGGACCCGACAGCACTCAGGCCCACGTCGAAGTCTACGGTATGTTCCCCAACGCCAGCGATGACCAGTTCATACCGTCCTCGCTGGTTCAAGACGCGCAGACACGCGAGCCATCGAAGGATCAGACAGCGCCGATAATCGTGGGGGTGGACCCGGCGCGGTTTGGCGCGGACGCCACGGTCATCGCCATACGGCAAGGGCGCGATATTATCGCTATACGCCGCTACCGCGGCGACGATACCATGGAGATCGTGGGGCGGGTGATCGACGTGATCGAGGAGTTCAGACCGGCGCTTGTGGTCATCGACGAAGGCGGGCTAGGCGCGGGCGTCGTCGACCGGCTAAAGGAACAACGGTATAAGATTCGTGGGGTTAACTTCGGGATGCGGTCGGCCAAGCCGATCATGTTCGGGAACAAACGAGCTGAGATGTGGCATTCCATGCGAGAGTGGCTGAAAACCGCCAGCATACCCAACGACCGCTTCCTCAAGTCCGACCTGACAGGCCCGCTGACAAAGCCCGACAGTAAAGGGACTATATTCCTAGAGAGTAAGAAGGACATGAAGGCGCGAGGGCTGGCCAGTCCTGACGCCGCCGACGCTATTGCTGTGACGTTCGCGTTTCCTGTAGCGCACAGGGAAGCGCGGACAGTGGACAGTAGGCCACGCATGACGTATGGTGGCAACGCAGCCTCTTCAGGATGGATGGGACATTAGATGGTCGCAAAATGGGTGTTTGCGCTATTATTGCTAACGCTTCCCGCGCAGGCAACAACTGTAACGCTGGTTTACACAGGCGACGTTCAAACATTTGTCGCACCATCAACAACTATATATGACATTACAATCTATGGCGCACCCGGCGGCGGCGATAACCCTAATGGCCTTGGAGGTTTAGGCGCTAAAATTGGCGGAACAATATCTCTCACGGCGGGAGATACACTTACAGTTTTAGTCGGCGGAAAAGGTCAACCTGGCGCAGGTCCGGGCGATTGTAATGGCGGCGGCGGCGGAACTTTTGTTGTTTTTGGCTCGACGCTATTAGCGGCGGCCGGCGGCGGCGGCGGTGGTGGCTGTTATACTGGCGGCGGACAATTCCCTGGCGGCGGCGGCGTCGCAACTACATGGGGACTGAACGGTTATAGCGCTGTTGGCACAGGATCTGGCGGAGCTGGCGGCACAAACGGTTCGGGAGGTCTAGCTGGAAATGGTGGACCTTATGGCGGCAATGGCGGCGGCGGCGGTGGGGGCGGCTATCTTACTAACGGCGGCAACGGGACCGGCGGCGGAATCGGTGGGCTATCCTATACTAACGGCGGTCAACCTGTAGGAACTGGGTATACTTATGGCGCAGGCGGTTACGGCGGCG